CTTACAACATCAAGAAACTAGATGATGAAAATTATGAAATCACACTAGCTCTTGCAGGCTTTAAAAAGTCTGAATTAAGTGTTGTAGTGGAAGACGGTAACCTTATCGTCAAAGGTGAACAAGCAGAGACTTCTAAATCAGAATTCTTGCACAAAGGAATTGCAGAACGCAATTTCACTAGATCTTGGGCTTTAGCAGATGAAGTTAAAGTATCAGGTTCTAAACTTGAAGATGGAGTTTTAACTATTTCACTGGTTCATGAAATACCAGAGGATAAAAAACCTATCGAAATTAAAATTAAATAATTAAAGGAGAAGGAGCATGTCAAACATTCAAATAATTAAACTCACAACAGGAGAGGATTTGATTGGTGGTGTTAGTGATACAGAAATAGACGGTAAAGTCTTTCTTGTTATTGACAAACCAGCATTGATCATGATGATGCCTAAACCTGGAAATGAGAATGAATTTGGCGTGGGACTTGCTCCTTATGCCCCTTTTGCCAAAGCGCATAAGGTTCCTGTTTTTCCAGCACATATAGTATCAGTATATGATCCAGCAGAAGAAATACTAAACGCTTATAACAGTAAGTTTGGTGCAGGTTTAGTAATGCCTTCACAAAAAGAAAAGGCAATTATAAATAAACAAGTATTAAACGAAGCAAAGAAGTAACATGTATGAATATAGAATAAATGTTGTAAGAATAGTTGATGGAGATACAGTAGATGTGGATATCGACTTGGGCTTCGGTGTGTGGCTCAAAAAACAACGTGTCAGATTATATGGCATTGACACACCAGAAAGTAGAACCCGTGATCTCGACGAAAAACGATACGGACTCATGGCAAAGAAATTCCTCACGCAACAAATCGAGGATGGTGCTATACTCAAAACAAGGCTCGATAAAAAAGGTAAATACGGCAGGATACTTGGTGAATTTATTAGTTTAGATGGTAACACAAATATCAATGAACTAATGATACACAAACATCATGCAGTTTCCTATCATGGAGCTAGTAAGCAGGAAATAGCAGAAGGTCACTTGCGCAATAGGACCAAAGTAAAAGAAATTTAGTAGACAGTAGGTTCGTAAGAGCCTATAATGTATGTATTATGATAAGGTGTTGTTATGAACTTTTATACTTATGCTAGACATTATGGGGACAAGATACTTGTCCGAGGTGTTAGGAACGGAGAACGTTTTCAGGCAAAACATGATTTCCGTCCTACATTATTCGTAAAGTCTGACAAACCCTCACAATACAAATCGATATATGGTGAAAATGTTTCGCCTATTCAGTTTGAATCCAACAAAGAGGCAACTGCCTTTTATGACAGATACAAAGACATCTCGAACTTTCCAATATTTGGACAAGACTACTATGGCTATCAGTATATTACAGAAAAATATCCTGGTGACGTAGAGTGGGATGCTAAACATATTAAAGTCTACTCTATAGATATTGAAACAACATCTGAGGGTGGATTTCCAAACGTAGACTCCCCGACGGAGAGAATGTTAGTTATCACCATGCAAGATAACAACACCAAGAAGATAACAACATTTGGCGTCGGGGAGTTTACACCTACAGACAATGTAAAAGGATATCATATAGAATATATTTCCTGTAAAGATGAATACACTTTACTAAGCACATTCTTAAAATGGTGGCAGGATAATTGTCCAGATGTAATTACAGGCTGGAACTCTGCCTTGTTTGATATTCCTTATTTACTTGCAAGAACAGAAAGAATACTAGGTGAGGGAGAACATAAAAAGTTTTCTCCCTTTGAACTTGTAAACAAAAGAAAGATTAGATTTGCAGCAGGCAGGGAAATGACTGCCTATGAGATTACAGGTGTTGCACAATTAGATTACTTGGACTTATACAAGAAGTTTACTTATGTGACTCGTGAGTCTTACAAACTAGACTTTATTGCAGAAACAGAACTAGGTAAAAACAAATTAGAGTCTGGTTATGATACATTTAAAGAGTTCTATGAGAAAGATTGGAATAGGTTTGTAGAATATAATATTATTGATACAGTTATTGTTGATGAACTAGAAGATAAGATGAAACTTATTGAACTGGCATTGACAATGGCCTATGATGCTAAATGTAATTACAATGATGTTTTCTCAGCAGTTAGAACATGGGATAGTTTACTATACAATCACTTATGGGAGAAGAACATTGTCATACATCAGAAGAGTGGTAAGAAAGACAGACAGATCGAAGGTGCGTTTGTCCAAGAGCCTGAACCAGGTGGTTATGATTGGGTATGTAGCTTTGACGCTACAAGTCTGTATCCTTCTATACTTATGCAGTATAATATGAGTCCAGAAACTATTGTGCCTAACTTTAAATATGAGGTTAAGGTAGATGACTTGTTGGACAGATACAAATTAGATAAACTGAAAGAAAAGAACTATGCTATGGCATCTAATGGCACTTGTTATACAAGAGAGAAACAAGGATTGTTTCCTGAGATTGTCCAGAAGTTCTTTAATGATAGATTAAAATACAAAAAACTAATGCAGGAGGCACAAAAGAAATATCAGGAGACAGGTGCTAAGGCATATCAGAATGAGGTTAGTAAATACAACAACTTCCAGATGGCTAGAAAGATTCAACTAAACAGCTTATATGGTGCCCTCGCTAATCAATACTTTAGATTCTATGATGATGATATTGCAGAAGGTATTACAATGACAGGACAACTTGTTATTAGAGATACAGCTAAGGCATTGGACAACTACATGAACAAAGTATGTGGCACAGAAGATAAAACATATTCTTTCTATAGTGATACTGACTCTTGTTATGTAACCTGTAAAGAACTTGTTGACAACTTCTTCCCTGATAAAGGCACAGATAAAACTGTTGAACTATTAGATAAGATAGGAACAGATAAGATAGAACCTGCTATTGCACAGGCAATGACTAAACTTGCTAATTACACAAATGCTTTCGAGAATAAAATATTCTTTAAACGTGAGGTAATTGCAGATAAAGGTATATTTGTGGCTAAGAAACGTTATGCCTTGAATGTTTTAGATGATGAAGGTTTACGTCTAACTAAGGCAAAACTAAAGGTAATGGGCTTAGAAATAGTAAGAAGTAGCACTCCTGGCCCTATTAGAGAGTCTCTAAGGGAGGCTGTTAGGCTAATACTTACAAGCACACAAGAAGAATTACATAGTTTTATAGAGAATACGAAACAGAACTTTAATGATATGACTGCTGAGGACATAGCTTTTCCTAGAGGTTGTAACAACATTCAGAAGTATCATTCTACAGCAGATATCTACAGTAAAGGAACTCCTATACATGTTCGAGGTGGTTTACTATACAATTATTATGTCAGTAAACTAAATTTAAATTTAAAGTATGAAGCCATACAGGAAGGAGATAAGATTAAGTTTTTATATTTGAAGGAACCTAATCCTCTGAAAGAAAATACTATTGCCTTTGTAACAAAACTTCCTAAGGAGTTTGGTTTAGAAAAGTATATAGACTATGACATGATCTTCCAGAAGTCTTTTGTAGATCCTTTGGACAACATACTAAAGCCTATAGGTTGGACAACTGAACCTCAGGCGAGTTTGGAGGACTTATTCTCGTGATGCGAACATTTAATGACAAAACATATAGACCCTTACCTAAACAGGTAACAATCGTTCCTAGTAATATAGATGGACTAGGATTACATGCCAAAGAAAATATAGATGCTGGAACAGACTTAGGAGAGACTCATGTTCTAGTTCATGACAGAGATAGATTAGAGTGGGTTAGAACTCCTTTAGGAGGATTTATTAATCATAGTGATATGCCTAATAGTTACATAGCAACAGATAAAGGTGATAGAAGGTTACATACTATTAGACCTATTGTCGAGGGAGAAGAGATAACTGTTTATTATCGTTTCAGAGGATACGATGGCATGTCAGGTGATGATACACATGTGGAAATAGATGAATAATGTATATAAGGCTCGTGGATAATCAAGTTCAGAACATACCAAGTTTCTGGCCTCACAGATGGCCGTTTGAACAGATAGTAAAAAATTTACCAGACAAAGGCAAGTTATTAGAAATAGGTCCTTACTTAGGTAAATCCACAGCATCATGGGCATTAAGTTTTAGAGTAAAAAACAAAGATTGGAATATTCATACAATAGATGCTTTCAAAGGTATAAACAAAGCATGGCCAGGTATGGAGTATTTACAAATAACAGAAGAAGAACATTTACCTCAGTTTGAAAAAAACATAGCAGGTTGGGATAACATTACATGGGAGAAAACATTTTGGACACCTGATTATAAAGGTGATAGAGATTATGATGTTTTATTTTATGATGGCTTACACGATTACCAAAGTGTGAAACAAGTGTTAGAACATTACATAAATGTTTCGTGTATTGTTGTAGATGATTATGATAAAGAACATGAAGGCACAATGGAAGCAGTAGATGAATTTTATAATTCATTACCTTGGCCTAAAGAGTTTGAACATATAATAGAAGAAGGAAAAGGTATTGCAGTAATATGGCAAAACCTACATTGGAGTTTAAATGAAAGATAATAGAGATACACATTTTAGAATAAGCATGATTAAATCAGGTTTTAGGATTGGTGGTTGCATATTAGGATTGACTATGGGAATAGAAATATTCATTATGGCATTTTTAGTAGCAGAAGTTTTAGGAGTTATAGAGGAACTATGAAGATGAGAAAATACTCTGCCACAGGAGGCAGAAAGGCAAGGCGTGAACGTGCATTAGAACGTTTACTAAAAACAAAATTCACACCGAAGACTATCAACGGTAAGGAACGAAATGAAAAGAGCTGGACAAAGAAGAAAGAAAACCAGATCGAAACGTTGGAGTCTCGAATTAAAGTCTTATAAGATGAGAGATAAACAAATAGCAATCATAGGATATGGATTTGTAGGTAAGGCTACAGAATATCTCTTTGATACATTCTATCCAGGAACAGGCATACAAATACACGACCCTGATCAAGGATATGAAATAGAAGATTGGAACGGTATTCAATATGCCTTTATATGTGTTCCAACTAACCTAAAGGGCAAAAAATTAGACACATCTATTATAGATAAAGTGTTAAAAGGATTAAGTGAAAGATCCTGTGCAGGTAAGATAACACCTGTAATAAGAAGCACAATAGGTCCTGAACAAGCACAACACTTTGTCAAGAAGTATGGAGCTATAATTATGCCAGAGTTTCTAAGAGAACAACATTGGAAAGAAGACGTAAGAAGTCCTAAGATACCTATACTTATAGGTTGTCATCATAGCGAGGACCTTATTTACTACATGAGACATTCTAACTTCTCAGATAAAAAGGTAATTGTTACAACACCAGGAGAGGCGTCTGCTATAAAATTATTTAGAAATGCTACACTTGCAGTTAATGTAGAACTAGCAAACTTATATAATGATGCCTGTGAAGTTTTAGATCTTGATTATGAACAAGTAAAAAATTATTTTTTATCTGATGAAACACTAGGCAACCATTGGCAAGTGCCAGGTCCTGATGGAGAGTTTGGTTTTGGTGGAACTTGTCTACCAAAAGATTTGACTCATGCTTCTGGCCTCGTGTATAATGAGAACAATATAATGGAAGTGGCAATTGAAGCCAACAAAAGTAGGAGAAATGATGAGTAGTTTAGTAGAAAGAATTAAGAAAAATTCTACAATTAAAGAGTCTGATATTATATCTGAGTCTAAGTTTTTAAATGACAAAGATGTAATCCAGACATCTGTTCCAGCAGTTAATGTAGCATTGAGTGGTAAACTAGATGGTGGCTTAACTCCTGGACTAACAGTATTTGCAGGTCCTAGTAAACATTTTAAAACAGCATTTGCTATGTTATTGGCAAAGGCATATTTAGAAAAATATGAGGATGGTGTAATATTATTTTATGATAGTGAGTTTGGTGCTCCTCAGCAGTATTTTGATACATTTGATATTGATACTAATAGAGTCGTCCATAGTCCTATTACAGATATAGAACAACTAAAACATGACACAATGCAACAATTGAATAACTTTGAAAGAGGTGATCATGTAATGATTATAGTTGATTCTGTAGGTAACTTGGCATCTAAGAAAGAAGTAGAAGATGCTTTAGATGGTAAGAGTGTTGCAGATATGACAAGGGCTAAACAGATGAAGTCTTTGTTTAGAATGATTACTCCTCATCTAACTATTAAGGATATACCTGCTATTGTAGTTAATCATACTTACAAAGAGATAGGTTTGTTTCCTAAGGATATAGTTAGTGGAGGCACAGGTGTTTATTATTCTGCAGATAATATTTTTATTATAGGTAGAAGGCAACAAAAAACAGGAACAGAAGTTACAGGTTATGAATTTGTAATTAATGTTGAGAAGTCTAGGTTTGTTAGAGAGAAGTCTAAGATTCCTGTAGAAGTATCTTGGGAGGCAGGTATTAGTAAATGGTCTGGCTTATTAGATATGGCTATTGAATCTGGACATGTAATAAAACCTAGTAATGGTTGGTATCAGAGAATAGATACAGAAACAGGTGAGGCAGTAGAACCTAAGGTAAGATCTAAAGACTTAGGTAAGGACTTCTGGATTCCTATTTTATCTAGTCCTGACTTTGGTAAATGGATACAAAATAGATATCAGATAGGTTCTGTAGAAATGATGACAGAAGAAGTTTCAGATGAAGATATTCAACAAGAATACGAAAAAGTGTGATAGGTGCAAGGCAACCATAAACACTAAAAAAGATAAAGCATATTGTTTTCATACAGAGACAGATGAAATATATATCTGTGAGAAATGTGTGAAAGAAGTTTATAATGAGTATGTGAATGAAGAACAGAATTGAACAAGTAATTTTAGAAAACTTAATTAAAGATGATGACTTTGTTAGGAAAGTTATTCCTTTCCTAAAGCCTGAATACTTTATGGCACATGAAGACAGAAAAGTATTTACAGTTATCCATGACTTTGTAGAAAAATACAATAATCCTCCTAGTAAACAAGCAATCGTATTAGCAATAAATGAAGATACATCTTTGAATGAAGATGGACATGCTAAATGTATGGAAGTGATTAACACTTTGAATGGAGATGAAGTAGATAAGAATTGGCTAGTAGACGAGACAGAAAAATTTTGTAAAGATAAGGCTCTTTATTTGGGTGTTATGGAAAGTATCCAGATTATAGATGGCAAGAGAAAAGATATGTCTACAGATGCCTTGCCACAAATATTATCTGAGGCTTTACAAGTAGGATTTGATACTAATATAGGACATGACTTTATCGAGGATGCTGATAAACGTTTTGATTTCTACAATAGACTAGAAGAAAAAGTTCCTTTTGATCTTGAGATGTTTAACAAGATTACAGAAGGTGGTTTATCTAACAAGACATTAAACATAGCTCTGGCGGGCACGGGTGTAGGTAAATCTTTGTTTATGTGTCATATGGCGTCTGCTAATATAGCAGCAGGCAAGAACGTATTATACATTACTCTTGAAATGGCAGAAGAAAGGATTGCAGAAAGAATAGATGCTAATCTTATGAACTTGCCTATAATGGAGCTCAAGGATTTATCTAAACCTATGTATGAAGATAGAATACAAAAGTTAAAAGATAAATATGAAGGCAGATTAATTGTAAAAGAATATCCTACAGCATCTGCACATAGTGGACACTTTAAGGCACTTATAAATGAATTGAAACTAAAAAGAAGTTTCTTCCCTGACATTATTTTTATAGACTATTTGAACATTTGTTCTAGTAGTAGGTTTAGGCCTGGCAGTAGTGCTAACTCCTATACAATAATTAAGAGTATTGCAGAAGAGCTAAGGGGCTTAGCAGTAGAACAAGACGTGCCTATATTTAGTGCTACACAGACTACAAGGGGAGGCTATAATAGCAGTGATGTAGATCTTACAGACACTTCTGAGAGTTTTGGTTTGCCTGCTACAGCAGACTTGATGTTTGCTATTATTAGCACAGAAGAATTAGAAAACATGGGTCAGTTTATGATAAAACAATTAAAGAATAGATATGCTGATCCTACAAGAAACAAGAGGTTTATGATAGGTGTGGATAGAGCTAAGATGAAATTGTTTGACTTGGAAGAGTCAGCACAGACAGCACTAACAGATGCTAACATAGACGTTCCAGTATTTGATAGAGGAAAACAGGAAGACAAATATGGCGACTTTAAATTTTAACGGCATAGAATGGGAAGTATTGAACACACTTGTTGCTAAAAGATATGCCAAGTTTTTAGAAGATAATATTGCAGACACAAAGCAGTTCTTTTACATGGGAGAAACAAAAGAACAAATTAAAGACGAAATAGAAAAGATAGCATACATGAAAGGTGCACCTAGTATGGACCTTAATGACTTACATGAATATTTCGTAAATGATGAACAAGACGAGGAACTACAAAGACTAAATCATCTTATTCATTATTATGAATTAGTAGACAATGGCTTTCCTCCTAGGTGGGGATATGAACCTACTAATGCGTCAATGGAACTATTTGAAAAAGACTATGAAAGTTTTACATTGACAAGAAAGTTTGGCTATTTGTATATAGGTTATGCACATGTAGGCAAACACTTTGCAGAGATAGTATTTTCTAATGATACAGATATAAATGAAGATCAATACTATCCTCAGGATTTGGCAAGAACTAACTTCTTTTGTTGGTTAGGACAGGAAATAGAAGCTCCTTCAGAACAGTTTTGGAATAGAGCTATAAAGATTCATGGACAACTAAAAGAACGTTTAAACTTGCCTGCTATAGACGATCCTTACCTAAGGATGGGCTATATACCGTTCGCAAAATTAAAAACTCGTATAAATAGTAATGAACTTGTTAATCATCTATTAAAGATGAAAGGCAAGACTAATTATACGGAGTTATTTAATGGCTGAAGGTAAAAGAGAAAATTTTGTAGAAATCAGTTTAGAAGAATATGAAGAACTGAAAGCACAGATACCTGACCCTGATGAAGAAAAGCCTTCTGGAAAACCTTGGTGGCATGCACCAGATGACAGAGGTTGGATTTGGGTTGCACCAGAGTATTTTAGTAGATGGAGATTGTTTCCACGTGCTTTTATATCCATGTATATCTACTTGTTATTTGAAGTAACAGTATGGTTCATGGCACTACCAGATCCTAATTCACAACAAGCAGGACTTGTTTCTGTTATTGTGGGTGCTGGAGCTGCCTGGTTTGGATTATATGTAAATTCTACATCAACTGAATTTAAAGATAAGTAAATGCCTACAATAGAACTAAGCGATTACTATATACAATTTATAGGGTTCATACTCACCCTAATTATAGGGCTGGGTATAAAGGACTGGGCTGGTTCTTTAGTCAAGGGAGCTAAGTTTAAAGTAAATCCAGCATTTAGAGAAGGCGACAAAGTAATATTAGATGGTTGTCCTGCCTTAATTATAAAAATAGGATTTAGTGAAACAGTATTTGGTGTGTATGGAAAAGATGGTTACACCTGGAGATATGTTCCTAATACCCGTATAGAGTTTCTAAAATTAGAAAAGATTGTTGACCCTGAACTACATAGGGACACAGATCAAGAAAAGGCACAACGAATAGTAGATGCCTTACAAGACGCCAGTATCAAGGCAAACGGCGATGAGATTAATAAAATAAAAAATGGAGAAAGTGATGCCAGCAAAATTCAAACCAAGTCATAAGGAGACTATAAAAGGTGCAGATGGACGCCCAACAAAACGTTGGAGAATGAAACATTATTACCTAAAACAGACACCTACAGACGAGATAATCGAGGCTATAAACAAGGGTAAACGTAAACACAGGAACAAGTTTATCAACGAATTGAACCGTAGAGGTGTCAAATTAGTGTGGAAAACCGAAGAAGAATTAGCCTTAGACTCCTAAACTACTGATAAGACAACAAAAAAGATTTCAAAAAATGCTTGACATTTGGTCCTTACGAGTGCATAATAACGGTATATTTAATAAAAAGGTAAGGTAAATATGAGAACATGGGAAGAACTAAC